CTCGAAAAAAATCGAAAGAATCGAAAGAAACGAGCGAAGCGCCCCCCCGTCTTTTGTCCCGCCACGCGCCGCGCCCCACCTTTGCGCCGTGGCCACAAAGAAACAACCCCTTTCCGTCTAACTCTAAAAAATCAGAAAAGCCATGATTCAGTACGTCACGCGCAAAAAAACCTCCCCAAAGACGGGCGAGAGCAAATACTACGCGCAGATGGCCCCCGTCCTTCCCGTCTCGCAGGACGAGCTGGCCTCCTACATCAACGACCAGACCACCGTTTCGAAGACCGACATCAAGGCCATCCTTGTAGCCCTCGACAACGCGCTCATCCATTACCTCAAGCTCGGACTCTCCGTGCGACTGGGCGACGTGGGCAGCTTCCGCCCCACCATCTCGAGCAAGGGCGAGACCGATGCCGATTCCGTCACCGCCGAGAGCGTGAAGGCCGTCCGCGCCCGCTACACCATGGGCAGCGTGCTGCGCAAGGCGCTCAAGCCCGAAAACCTGCAAATTCAGAAATTCGCCGTCCCCACGGTGGCTGAATAAATAAGCCCTATCTTTGCCCCACGCAGGGGCGGGGACACTCTTGCCCCGCCCCTCTTCCCTGTTCCCCATGCAAAAGCCCTGCCCCCGCTGCCACACCGTGAAGCCCGCCGCCGCCTTCTATCGCGACAGCTCGCGCCCCGACGGCCTTTCCTACTACTGCCGCGAATGCACGCGCTCCATCATACGGCGCAGCCGCCTGCGCCCGCCCTCAATCGAACAAGCCGCCTCAATCGAACAAATCGTTTCAATCGGAAAAATCGAAAGAGCCGGCTGAATCGAAAGAGCCGCGAAAACCCCATAAATGGGTAAAAAGATTTTCATCATGTTGTAATTGTTTTAGTTAGAGAAAAGTGAGAAAAACCGTAGATTCGCACTGTGTTACAGGTTAGCAAGCCAACAAAAGTTTATTCTCTTCCGTGGCCGCCCGCAGCGATGCGCGCGGCCACGGTTTTCTTTTTTGTCGGCACGGCCTTCCCTTTGTCTTTTCTCATATCCGCGCGAAAACGCTATCTTTGCCCTGTAAGCAAACAATAAAAGAAACACCATTCCCGCCCCATGAAATCCTACACCTTCGACATCGACTCCTACATTGGCTACCCCATCTCCAAGCAGTGGGTGGCCGCGCAGCTCAAGCAGGCGGGCGGCAAGCCCGTCACCGTGCGCGTCAACTCCTACGGGGGCGACGTGCAGACCGCGCTCGACATACGCCAGCAATTCATTGACCACGGCAATGTGACCGTCTATATATATGGCATGACCGCCTCCGCCGCCACCATTCTCGCCATGGGCGCGAAGGAGATTTGCATGAGCCGCTACGCCCTCATGCTCATCCACAGCTGCTCGCAGTTTGTGGAGCTTTTCGACAGCATGAACGCCGAAGAGCTTGAAAAAACCATCGCCGGCCTTCTGAAAGCCAAGGGCGACCTTGAGCAGGTTGACTCGGTCATCGCCGCGCTCTACGCCGCCCGCACAGGCAAAAAAGCCTCCGAGATGGCCGCCGTCATGAAGGAGGGCAGGTGGCTCACAGCCGGGGAGTGCCTCTCTCTTGGCCTCTGCGACAAACTCATTGAGGAGGGCGAGCCTGAGGAGCTGACCGACCGCGTGCGCCACCAGTTCGCCGCCTGCGGCCTGCCACTGCCCGCCCAAACGGAAGAAACGGCTCAATCGAATCTCTCGATTAAATCGAATCAATCGAATGAAGCGAATGAAGCGAATCAATCGAATGAAGCGAATGAAGCGAATGAATCGAATGAAGCGGCTGAACCCCCCGCTCCCGGAGAGAAAAGCCGCCCCGAAGGCATTTTTGAAAGAATACTCCAAGCTCTCAAACTCTCAAAAAATTCCGCAGACATGAACAAACACGAACAAACACAGCAACAAACAGCAACCCCCCAGAACAGCCCCGCCACCTCTGAGATGGAAGAAAAAATAAGCCTTCTCGAAGAGGAGAACAAGAAGCTCCGCGCCCAAGTGGCCGCGCTGCAAAAGGCCGACGGCGAGGAGACCCCCTCCGACGCGCCCAAAAACGACGGCGCGACAGAGCAGCCCACCGCGCTTTCCATGCTCCAGAGCATACGCCACGCGCTCTAAGGAAACTCCTCCAACCGTTTCAACCGTTTTAAATCGTCTCAATCGAATAAATCGGAAGAAACCGCTGAAACGATTTAACCCCAAGAAAGAAACCAACACAAAAACTCATCACCCACATGGCACAGACAATCGTAACCCTTGCCGACCTGCAAAAGTCGGCGCACACCTACGAGCGGCAGCTCCTGCAAATGCCCGTCATCGCGGCAGAGGACACGCTCAAGCACATGACCCCCATGCCCGGCGTTTTTGGCCGCCACACGCTCACGGAAATTTCCGGCTCGTTTGAGCTTGGCCCCTACAAGCGCGACCGCTGGGCAGACGGCGCAGTCACCCTCACCCCGCGCACCCTTGAGACCTATCTCGGCAACAACGCGCTCAACTTCGACCCCAACGAACTCTACGGCACCATCTTTGGTGAGCGCGTGTTTAAGGGCGAGGCACTGAAGAGCGCGCAAATTGCGCAGGACATTCTTTCCTACATGGCCGCACAGCTTGGCCGCTCGCTCAACATGGCCATCTGGTCTGCCAAGCGCGACGACGCGGGCGACACCACCGCCACACTCTTCAACGGCTTCGACACCATCACCGAAGAGGAGGTGGCCGCCGGCAACCTTGCCGCAGCCAACGGCAACTACATGGAGCTGACCGAGGCCATCACGGAGCAAAACGCCGTGGACATCTTCCAGAGCATCTACGAGGGCGCAAGCGACGAGCTGCAAGGCATTCCCGTCAACATCTATTGCACCAAAGACCAGTATCGCAAGTACCTCAAGGCTTACAAGGCCGAGACTGGCGCAATCATCTATAACGACAAGTATGAGCAGACCACGCTCGAAGGCTCGGACGGACTGGCCACCTTCGTGCCGCTCGTAAGCAAGAAGGGCAGCTCCTACATCCACATCGCCCCGCAGCGCAACCTCGTGTTTGGCTACGGCAACGGCCTGCCCAACGAGGGCGTGACCGTGGAGAAATACAAGCCCTGGGAGTTTACCCTTGAGGCCGCGCTCGTATTTGGCGTGCAGTTCGCCTCCGTATCGAAAGAAGTCCTCATGGTGGCCAAGACAGCCGCCACGGCATAAGCCCCGCCCCGCTTCAACCGTTTCAGTCGTTTCTCTCGATTAAATCGATTAAATCGAAAGAAACGAGAGAACCGAGAGAAACGATTGAGGCCGTTTGAAAGTAAACCAAGAAAAAAGAAAAAATCACCATGGCAAAATCATGCTCCGACGCCTCTCTCTATGAGAGCCTGAAATTCTGCAAGGGCACCACCGTGCTGCCCGGCATCCGCCAAGTGGGCTACTTCATCCCGAAGGACGACATCACCAAATGGCCCACACTCCCCTCTACCGCCACGACCGACGTGGGCGTGCTTGCCACCTACAGCGGCAGCTTCACCACAGCCGCCGACAAGAAATGGCACCGCATCGACTTCACGCTGAACAAGGGGCAAATCTCCGCCGAGACACAGGGCGACATCCCCGCCCGCACGTTCCTCAACAAGGCCACGCTCTACCACCCCGAAATTGACGAGATTGCATCGGGCGTGGTGCGCCAGATGCTCACCGACGACATTGTGTATCTCGTGCAGCTGAGAAATGGCAAGTGGCGCGTGTTAGGAAACGAGAGCTTCCCCACCGACACCAAGCCGCAGCAGCAGAGCGGCGAGGGTACCAGCGGCGACTTTGGCACAACGCTCGAAATCGAAGTGACCGACGTTTGCCCCGCGCCCTACTACACCGGCACGCTCACAACCGACGACGGCGAGATAGACTGCTCCGGCACAAGCTCGACCACCACCGGATAATAAAATAGCGCGTTCGCGAGGAGTCTTGAGAAAGAACCCTCCTATCTCTCTTTTATCCCCGGCCGCTGCCAGCATTAAAGCGTCACGACGCGATAACGCGGCAGCGGCTTTTTTCAAAAAAAACACCTTCCCCCGATGGATGACAAGATAACCGCCGCCATGCAGGAGTGGCTGGCAAAGGACGCACCCGACCGCGACATTGAGCAGGGCGCGTCGCTGCTGCTCTCGCTCAACCGCAACCGCATCCTTTACAACCACATCGTGCGCCGTCCCGCAAAGATGGCCGCGAAGCTCGAATATGAGCTGAAAAAGCACCTGCGCATCCGGCTTGACGGCCTCACGGTGAGAGACGTGGCGCTGATGGAGCGCAAGGTGCTGCCCGCAGCCGACCTCACGCTGAAAAAACACACCGCCCAATATGTGGGCAAGCGCAACGACCACGACAGCCTGCCCGACGACATACGCGCCCTCTGGGACAGGAACGGCGAAGTGTGGAACAAGCTCAAGAAAACGCGCGAGACACTCCGCCAGATGGAGAGCCTTGAGCCGTGCGACCGCTACGAGCTGTGCAAAATTCTCTCCGAGCTCGACACCGAGTACCACCGCAACCTTACGCTTTACGACAGCTACATGGGCGGGGACACGGGCGACACCGCCCAACCGGCTCAACCGGCTCAACCGAAAGAAACGGTTAAATCGAAAGAAACGGTTAAATCGAAAGAAACGGTTAAATCGAAAAAAGCCCAAAAAGAAGCCCAAGCATGAACCCCGAGGTAATACAGCGCACACAGCGTTTTCTCTTCGCCTCAGAAGAGGAGATGAACAAGGCACGCATCCCGAAGCCCATTCAGGAGCGGCTCTTGCGTATGCGCTCCATCTACAACTGGTGGCTGCTCAACCCGCGCCTGCTCGACAACGCAGTGGTGGCGGAAATGAAAAAACGCTACGGACTATCCCACTCGCAGGCTTACGACGACTTGCGGCTCATCAAGATATGCCTCGGCAACCTCAACCAGTGTACGGCGGACTATTACCGCTACGTGTTCCTGCAAAGGGCGGAGGAGGCTTTTGAGATGGCGCGTAAGAAAGACGACCCCCGCGCCTTCGCGCAAGCCCTCGCCACCTTTGGAAAATACACCCGCCTCGACCTGCCCGAAGGCAACACGCCCGACTACTCTCAAATCGTCCCGCAGCAGTTTGAGATAACCGCCGACCCCGAGGCCGCAGGCTTCCGACGCATACCCGACCTCGAAAAGAGAGTGCGCAAAATGCTCGCCTCATACATACAGGAGGCCGCACGCCCCACACCCGCCCTCGCCGAGGCCGTGGAGGTGAAGCCCATCTTCGTGAAAGGAGAGGGAAAGGCGGCGGCAGAATAAAAAAAACGGCTCAGCCGCTCAGCCGTTTCTCTCGAAAGAATCGAATAAATCGAAAGAAACGATTGAACCGAGAAAAAAATAAAAACCATGTTTATCAACCGCATCGCATTTTGCTCGGCAAGCCTGCTCACCTCCGCGCTCGTTTTCCCGCCCTCCTCGCAGGTGGTGCTTTCAGCCGACCTCGCCACCAAAGATTTGCCGCTCGCCGGCCTCGCCGCGCTCGAAGTGAGCGAGGAGATGAAGGACGGGCAGCGCATATTCACCTCAAAGCTCACCGCCACGCTCTGCACAGAGTTTGAGCCGCCCGCCGCGCCCATCGCACTGCTCATGCGCCTCACCGACGGCACGCGCCTGCTCCTCGGCACGTCTGCCCGCCCCTTCCCCATCGTGGCCATGTCGCTCAAACGGCCCGAAAAGGCAAGCTCGCAATCAGCCTGCACACTCACCGCCACATGGACAGCCCCCACGCCCGCGCTCAAAATAACAAGCGACCTCGCATGGGGCGCGTAACTATTCCCCTCACTATCCCCTAAGAAAAAAATGCTGCTCCCGCAAACCGAGACCTCCGCCGTCACATCACTGGCAAAATGGCTCTTCGCCGTGTGCCTGCTCCCCGTCTATAATATATATAAAGGGGCGGAGTGGCTGCTTCTCGCCGTCATCGTGTGCGTCATCGCCGACTATCGCTTCGGGCGCGGCGAGAGCCGCAAACGCTACGAAAAGGCGAAGGCAGACGGCGACCAAGCCGCCATGCTCCACTGGCAGTGGCGCAAGAGCCGCGCATGGAGGCGCACCCTCACCAAGACGGGCGACTATTTCCTTATCGTCACGCTCGGCGTTTTCATAGGCCACGCCTTTTTGCCGCTGCTCGGTGTGGCGCACTGGTGGGCTTCGCTCGTGGCCACGGCGGTTTGCTGCCTGTGCGAGGTGGTAAGCATAGCGGGGCATTTCTGCTATCTGAAAGGCGTGGACTTTGACCCGCAAGACCTCCGCCACACGCTCACGCGCTTCCTCATCGCACTCGCCCGCCGCAAAATGCCCGACATAGGCGGCGCGCTCGGCGACGCGCTGGAAGAAAGGGGCGGTGAAGCCCAGCATGGAAAAACGCTTCAATCGAATCAATCGTTTCTCTCGAAAGAATCGAAAGAAACGAATGAACCGGAAGAATCGGATAAAACGGGAAAACCTCTTCAACCAAACCAACAATAAAACCACACACACCATCATGGCAACATACAAGAAGCTCACCGAGACCGACGAATACAAGGCACTGGTAGCAACCGACGAGAGCCTGCAAACACAGGTCACGGCCAACGCGGAGGCCATATCCAAGCTCTCCTCATCGGGAAGCGGCGGCACGACCGCCGAGGCCACCACCACCACGGCGGGGCTTATGTCAGCGGAGGACAAGGCCGCGCTCGACACGCTCACATCGGGGCAGAACACCGATTATGTCTCCAACATCGCGATAACGCAGGAGGCCGCGCACCCCGACTGGGCGCGTTTCACCGTGCAGAAGGGAAACAGCGTGCAATACTCATTCGACCTCGACAACGCCACGGCCACCGTGCAGGGATTGATGAGCGCGGCGGACAAGACGAGCCTCGACACCCTTGCGGGCGGCACGGACAGCCACTATGTGACAAAGATGGCCGTGGCGCAGACAAGGCCGTACTACGTGGACATCACGCCCTATTTTGGCGGCGTGGCGGGCAGCAAGATAAGCATCGGCACGGCCACCGAGAGCGCGGCGGGCGTAATGACTGCGGGCGACAAGAAAAAGCTCAACGCCTACCCCGACTGGGACACCCTCAACGCCCGCATCACCGCCCTTGAGGGTAGCTAACGCCCACAGCCGCTTTAATCGCTTCACCCGATTAAATCGATTAAATCGGAAGAACCGTTTCAACAATAAAAAAGCAAAAAACCATGGCACGCAAAATAACCGAGGCAATCATACACTGCTCCGCCACGAAGGAGGGCAGGGACTTCACCGAGAAAGACATTGACCGCTGGCACAGGCAAATGGGCTGGGACGGCTGCGGATACCACTATGTGGTAAGGCTCGACGGCACCATTGAGCCGGGGCGCGACATGGAGCGCGTGGGGGCGCACTGCAAGGGACACAACAAGCAGAGCGTGGGCGTGTGCTACATTGGAGGTCTCGCCACCGACGGCAAGACCCCTAAGGACACGCGCACCACGGCGCAGAAGGCCGCACTGCTCGCCCTGCTCAAAAGGCTCAAGGCGAAATACCCCGCCCTCAAAGTGTACGGACACCGCGACTTCGCCGCCAAAGCCTGCCCATGCTTCGACGCAAGGGAGGAATATGCTGAAATATGAAATCTGCAATCCATCTCAACGACGCGCTGCGCCTGCTCTCTGACCGCCGCCCGCACGACCTGCGGCTGTGGAAACTATCGACGGGCGACATCCTATCGTATCGCGGCGTGACGCTATCGGGCGCGTGGCGCAGGGGCGGCCTTTGCCGCGTGCGTTTCCCGCAGAGCGGCCAGATACGCGCATTCAAGGCCGTCAGCCTTTTCGAGATAGACGGCATGGCAGTGTTTATATGAAAAAGGCCGCTTCAACCGCTTCAATCGATTAAATCGTTTCAGTCGTTTCTCTCGATTAAATCGGAAAAATCGAAAGAAACGAATGAATCGAAAGAATCGAATGAAGCGAAAAACCCCCAAAAAAATCTTCCTCATGAAACCGCAAGACAACGACAACATTTTCTTCGTCACGCCATCGGGCTATTCAGACGCGATGGGCGAGGTGGCCGACACGACCGGCATTTTTGACGACGAGGCCACGCTGCGGGCGCGGCCAGTGCCGGGGATGCCCGGCGAGCTTTACGCCCCGTGGGGCGCGGACGACCAGCTGCCCTACGAACTCATCCGCCTCGTGGGGGCGGACGAGGTGACGGCGCAAAACAAGCTCTTCAACGTGCTCACCTGCTACGGCGCGGGGCTGCGCTTCAAGCCGCTCGACTTTTTGCGCGGCCTCCCCGCCCGCTCCGACTCGCTCATCGCGCGGCAGCTCGAAGAGGCAAGGGCGTGGGCGATGCGCCAGAGCCTGCCATCCTACTTCTTGGAGCAGGCCACCGACATGAAATATTTCTTCTTCGCCGTGGCCGTGGTCATCCTATCGCGCGACGGCAAGCGCATCAACCGCCTGCGCCACAAGGAGGCGTGCTACTGCCGCATGGCAAAGGCCGACAAGCGCGGCCACATCCCCTATGTATATTTCGCCAACTGGCGGCACGGACAGGCCACGACGGGCGAGGTGGAAAAGATACCCGTGCTCGACGAGCTTGACCCGCTGGGCGACCTCATGCAGAAAATGGGCAGGGAGCCGCTTGCCGACGGTCTCATTCACGGTGCGAAGCGAGGCAGGAAGTTTGCCATACTCATGCGCTTCCCGACCGCCGGATGCCAGTATTACCCCGTCCCCTACTGGAGCGCGGTGCTGCGCGGCGGCTCTTACGACGAGAAACGCCTTATCTCGGTAGGCAAACGCGCCAAGCTGCGCAACCACACGAGCGTGAAGTACCTCGTGGAGGTGGAGCAAAACTACTGGCAAAAGATTGTGCGCGAAGAGTTTATCACAGGGCGCGAGGAGATACAGGCAAGGATAAGGAAGGAGAAGGAGAACATTCGCGACTTTGTGGCGGGGCTTGAAAACTCGGACAAGGTTTGGATAAGCTCCTACTACATGAACCCCGACGGCAAGGAGGTGCACGATGTGAGAATCACGCGCATCGACACCGGCAAGGAGGGCGGCGACTGGACAGAGGACGTGCAGGCGGCGGCCAACACCATCTGCTACGCCGACAACGTGCACCCCAACCTTGTGGGCGCAGTGCCGGGAAAGAGCCAGAGCAACAACAGCGGCTCGGACAAGCGGGAGCTTTTCACCATGAAGCAGGCGCTTGAGATAGCCTTCCACGACATACTGCTGCAGCCCCTGCGCATCGTGTGCGCCTTCAACGGCTGGAACTGCGTGGAGCCCACCGTGCCGATGATACAGCTCACCACGCTCGACGAACACACCGACAGCCGCAAGGTCAGCGCGGGCGCACCCGATTAAAAACGCTTCAACCGCTTCAACCGCTTCAACCGTTTCTCTCGATTAAATCGAATGAATCGAAAGAAGCGAATGAACCGGAAGAATTGAGAAAATCAAAAAAACCAAGAAAATGGCCTCTCTCCTCACCTCTTTCCCATCCTACGCATTCCCGCAGCAGCTCGACACCATAAAAATCTCACTCGCAAAGGGCGTGACCTGCGCCGTGCGGCTCATCCTTGAAACCGACAGCGAGACAAAATACCTGCTCACCGCCACGCTCACAGGCGACACCGACGGCACGGCCACACTCGCCGACCTCGCCGTGCTGCTCGCCGACTACATGGAGACCGACACCGCCACACTCGCCCTATGGCTCGACGGCACGGAGGCGGCAAGCTGCACACTCGTACCATGCCGCGCGTGGGCAAGCGGCGGCGCGGCCTCGTGGTGCCAGAGCCGCGCACTCTCGCTCGCCACAGGGCAGCGCGTCACCTCTTACGACAGCACGGAATATGTGAGCGTCATGCACCTCGCAAGCGAGACTTTCATCTTCACCCTCACCCTCTTCTTCCCCGACGGCACGCAAAAGGCCGAGACGCTGACCGCCGCCACCTCGGCAAGCGGAGACATTGAGACCGTAAAATGGAAATGGAGCGACTTCGCCGACGACATTCCCGCCACATACCGCAACACCTTCTACGCCACACTTGCGGCCAAGACCAACAGCGGGCAGACCGCCGCCTACCGCTACGCCTCCATGGCGCGGCCATTCGGCACGCAGGAACTGCGCTACCGCAACGCCTTCGGGCAGTGGGAAACACTGCTCTTCTCATCGGTCACGGCCAAGCACAAGCCCAAAAGAACCTCGGCGGTCTTCAACGGCATCTACCGCAACTACATCGTGGACAACGAAACCACCTTCGAGGGCGTGAGCGTGGCGCTTCCCGACGGGCAGGTGGCGCAGGCGGCAGACTTTCTCGAGGCTAAGACCGTGGAGCGCGTGAGCGACGGCGTGAGCCTCGCACTCACCGACGGCGAGCTGGAGGAAGGCAGCGGGGCGGAGGCCATGCCGCGCCTCTCAGCCACATGGCGCGAGGTGACACGCACGCCACATCCCGCACAAGCCGCCACCAACATCTTTGACGAGACATTTGACGAAACATTTGAGTAATGACACTCTCCATCACACTCCCCACCGCGTGGGACAAGCTCACCGGCCCGCAGCTGTGCTACATAGCCCGCCTCATGGCCGACGGCTTCGCCACCGACTCCATAAAGTGCTGGCTCGTGCTGCGCACCGTGCCGCAGGAATATGTGCGCCGCGTGCGCCCCGACCACCTCGCCGTGGCGGCCAACTCGCTCAGCTTTCTTGACCACGCGCCCGACACGCCATGCCGACCCGACCGGCTTGCGGGAGGCAAGGCCATCGACACCGAGCTGCACAACACGCCATTCGCCGACTGGCTCATCATCGAAAACCTTTGGCAGGCCGCGCTGCAAGGCATCTCGGAAAAGGAAGGCTACGCCCGCGCCGCCGAGAACGCGGCCATGCGCCCGCTGCTCGAAAAACTGTGGCCGGGCTACAACGCACGCGCCGTGCGCCCATGGCACGCCGCGCTTGCCATAGTATGGCTATCGGGGCTGAAGAGCCTCTTCGCCGCCACATTTCCCCACCTCTTCCAGCCCGCAGCCGTGGCAGACGACGAGGCAACCGACATGCGCCGCAACATGGAGGCGCAGATACGCGCTCTCACCGGGGGCGACATCACCAAGAGGCAGGCCGTCATTGAGAGCGACACATGGGCAGCCCTCCACGAACTCAACGAAAAGGCACGCGAGGCCGAGGAACTTGCCGCCAAAATCAAATAAAACGCTTCAACCGCCTCAATCGTTTCTCTCGAATGAATCGAAAAAATCGAATGAACCGAGAGAACCGAAAGAACAGGGAAAATCAAAAAGAAACCACCATGGCCACAACCATTGCAGCCCTGCAAAAAAGGGCGACCGAGATAAGAGAGGAGACCGGCATCAGCGAGAACACCGCCGAGCGCGTGGGCTCGCTCCTCTACGACCTTGCGCAGTACATGAAGGACGAGCTTGCATCGGGCGGCTCATCGGGGGCGCAGGCGGAGTGGCAGGAAGACCTCGAACAGGAAAAGACGGAGCGCGAGACAGCCGACCAGAGCCTTGAGAAAAAAATAACCGACGGCGACCAAGAGCTGCAAGACCTCATCGACTCCATTAATATAATAATAGAAGACCTGCGCGACGGCATAGAGAACAACCAAATCACCTTCAACGCGGGCTTCATCTCAAAGGCCGAGAGCATTTTCTACGACATCATACGCTCCGGCTACAAGTCGGCAACCGACAGCGCGGAATGGGCGTGGAGCATCGACACGGCGGGCAACATCCTTGCCGAGACGCTGCGCCTGCGCTCTTTCCTTGAAGTGCCGGAACTGCGCTACAACCGCGCCACCGTCATCATGGGCGACGAGTGGCAGGCTCCCGGCGGAGGCATAATTGAGACCGTCACACCCGACCTCGACGATGACGGCAACGAGACCGACACAGGAACGGCCACGCTCCACCTTGAGGACGGCGAGATTGGCGCAATCGCGGCGGGCGACCTCTGTGTGGGCTACTGGCACTACGAGCAGGGAAACGCCACAGCCGACAGCGACGACCTGAAAGGGAACATACAGCACGCGGGCTTCACAGCCGTCTATTTCAAAATTATCTCGGTTGAGGGAACCACCACCACCGCCGCCATCCTCACCGACACCGACGGCAACACGCTCACCGACACCGACGGCAACACCATCACAGACGGCAGCGGAAAAACCACATCGGGGACAAACGCCACATTCAGATACCAGCTGCGCTCCGCCACCGACGCCACGTGGCCAAGCACCGCGCAGCCCGCCGCAGGGATGCACTTCGCCGTGTTTGGCAACACCACCGACACCACGCGCCAGCAGAGCGTGCTGCGCACAAAAACCTACACGCGCTACCTCGCCGGCATGAACACGTGGGCCATCGCCGAGACGAACATCATGATGCAGCTCGGCGACCTCACGGGGCTATCCATAGGCGGCAAGAGCATGGAGGGATATTCCGCCTACCTCTCAAACATCTACATGAGCGGAGTGATTGACCAGCTCGACGAAAAGATTGGCACAGCCGTTGACGAGGCCGTGGAAAACGCAGCCAAGCCCGCCCTGCTCACTCTCGCCGCAAGCTCGCAGGTATTCAAGTATGTGGCCGTGGAGGGCGAACTGCCAAACGTCCCCACGCCCGAGAGCATCACCGTCACCGCCACCGTGCAAAATGTGAAGTCGCCAGCCTATATGTGGGAAACATCCGGCGACGGCGAGATATGGGTAACGTGGGCGAACAAGGACAACGCCAGCACCTTCGCCGTGGCGTACAGCAGCTTTTCAGGAAACCTCCGCATTGTACGCTGCACCGAGACCACAAGCGGGGCGACCGACACCATCACCCTCTTCAAGCTCTACGACGGAGAGCAGGGCGACCCCGGCGACCCGGGCGATGACGGCAAGGACGCATACACCGTAATCCTCACCAACGAGAGCCACACATTCGCCGCAGGTGAGAGCGCGGTGGTGAGCGCACAGACCGCAAAATGCGGAGTCATCGCCTACAAGGGGACAACGCAGATAGCCGCCACAATCGGGACAATTTCCACAGGGCTGACCCTGCTCACGGCGGCACGCGGCAGCAACGGCACGACCTCCGCCTACATCACCTTCACCGCAAAGTCGGGACTTGCCCAAGAGAGCGGCACGGTCAGCGTTCCCGTCACCGCCGACGGCAAGAGCTTTACAAAAATTTTCTCGTGGTCGCTCTCCTTCAAGGGGAAGCAGGGCGAGCAGGGCGAAAAAGGCGAGGACGGCCTATCGCCCGCAGCCAACCTGCTGCTCGGCGCGGCATTCAACACCGAGGCCGACCTTGCCAAGTGGGAAATAAAGGACAGCGGGGCATACGCCGCCACCGACTTCCCCATCACCACGGGGCAGAAGCTCGTTTACAGCTCCGCGAACACGGAGGGCAGCTCCTACATCGACATCATGCAGCAATGCCTCGTCAAGAGCGACGGCAGCGTGAGCCGCCTGCGCCCCTCCACGTGGTACACCCTCTCGTTCTACCTCTGCGGCTACGGCGGCACGGCGGACACGCTCACCACCCACCTCTACAACTCATCGGGCGGCCCGGTTGACACCTCCGAGAAGGGGCTGAAGGACGGCGGGGAGGTGACGCTCATCAGCACGTGCCACGCCACGTGGGCGACCGACGGCACGGGGGCTTCCGAGATTGTCAACGGCATGGCGCGTCACTCCATCACCTTCAAGACGGCTTCATCGTTCGCCTCGGGCGAGGACATTTACGTGCTGTTCCGCCTGCCCGCCGGGGCAAACAACGTGGGCATAGCCTGCCCGAAATTGGAGATTGGCAAGCAGGCCACGCCGTGGAACATCGCCGACGAGGAGAAGCAGGGCGTGGACGGATGCGTGTGCCGCATGTCGGAGTGGGCGGCGGGCGTGGAGTTTCGCAACGACTCCGCGCTGACCCTCTCCGAGACCGAATACGGCGTGCGCTACCTCGACATCGCCGTCATCAAGGACGAATACGGCAGCTTCGTGAGCGCGTGGCAGTGCAAAAAGACGCACACCGCAGCCGCCGACCTCTCCGACAAGCCCGGCAGCGGGGCGAGCGCGGCGACATACTGGCAGCAGTTTGACAAGATGCAGCCCATCTACACCCCCCTGCTCCTTGCCGACCAGTCTGCCATACGCTTCATGCAGGGAACCCAGCTCCTCATCATCGACCCCGACGACAACGAAACCATCTGCGCGGGGCTGAAGGCCGGCGAACATCCCCTCTGGATAGGCGCAAATGCAGCGGTCAACGGCGACGGCGAAATCACCGCCCCCACCGCCTTCAAAAAGGACGGCGGCGGATGGCTCGCAAAGGGAAACATACAGTGGGACGCGGAGGGCAACGCCGTCTTCGCGGGCTTCATACAGCGCAAGGTGACATACATCACCGATGACAACGTGGACGAATATCTTGTAACGGAAAACGTGCCAACGTGGGTAACGGCCAGCAGTATCAAATTCCTCGACCTGCTCAAGACGGGGACGCTCATCATTTTCCGCACGACAACCAAATGGGCCACCAACATCTACCTGCCCCACTACGACGCAAACACGATGGGCGGCGGCAAGGTGAGCAAGGAATATCAAGACTACGCCCGCTCCTTTATCGGCAACACCATCACCATCGTCAACGAGGCGGGCGGCGCGATCAATGTCAACGGCGCGACAGCTGGAACACCCACAGCGAGCTCATCTTTTTCAAACACGCTCGAAAAGGGGATAATCGCGAAGTATGAGTGCACAATGGGCGTGCTGGGCGGCACTTCCACCACCTCCACCTACGAGGTCATCTACTGGAATAAAACAACCATCGGCACGCCCAGTGCGCAGAACCCGAACAACACCTATTCCGCAAGCTAAGGCGGCACGCTGGAAAACAGGGGCGGGGACACTCTTGTCCCCGGAGGAAACGCCCCGGAACGGGGACAAGAGTGACCCCCGCTCCCGCCATCAATCGAAAAAAATGAATAAATCGTTTCTCTCGAAAAAATCTAATCAATCGAATAAAGCGAAAGAAACGAATAAACCTTGAAAAAAATATCCCTCAATATGAACCCCAAGACAAACTTCGACTTCGCCGCCTACGTGGAGGGCATGACGGGCGCAAACCGCCTCGCCCAAGAAAAAGGCTTCACCTTCTGCACGTGCAGCGGCTTGAACTATCTTGAAGAGCTGCTTCAAAACTATCAGGGCGTGAGCAACTTTGTGGCCGTCTCCGACCTCTGCGACGAAAGCACCATGCAGGTGGGCGGCGGCTGGATGAAAAGGCGGCTCTTCACCGTTTTCATTCTCGCCCGCACGCCCTACGGCGACATGAAGGCGCACAAAAAGGCCATGGCCCTTTGCCGCGAGCTTTACCGGCAGATGCTATCGCGCCTCTTGCAGGACGAGGCCGACCTGAAAAACGACCTCATCTATCTCAACTTGCAGGACGTGCGCTCCTCAGAGCTTGGCGGCTCTTTCCTCAACGGATGCACCGGCCTCTACTTCATGCTGACCATGGACGAGCCAACCGACATTTCATTCAACGAAGAAGAGTGGGCGTGAGGCGCGGGCTTCAACCGCCTCAATCGTCTCAATCGTTTCTCTCGAATAAATCGGGCAAATCGAGAGAATTGAGAAAATCGAAAAAATCAAGAAAATGGCAGACATCAACCCTTCCGTCGCACCCTACACCCGCGAGTGGTACGACAAGATGATAAAGATTTGGCGCAACCGCATCGACCTCATGGGCGCGATAAAGACCGGCGCACTCCGCCAGTCGGTGAGCGGCGGCGGCCTCACGGTGGGCGGCTACGACATACGCGCCACCTTCCATTTCCTGCAATATGGCATCTATGTGGACGCAGGCACGGGCAACGGCTACCGCCACGGCAACGGCGGCAACCTCGCCATTCTTGACAAAGACTACCGCCGCGCCCACGGCATGAAGAAGCAGCGCAAGCGCCGCCCCTGGTTCTCACGCTCGTGGTACATCAGCCGCGAGGTGCTCAAAGACAAGCTCGCCCGGCTCATAGGCGAGGACTTCATCGGCGCGGTGGCAGGCATAAAGTGAGCGCGGGGGCTGGGTCACTCATGTCCCCGCTCTTGCCCCCCCCCGCACGGGGTCAGGAGTGACCCCGCTCCCGCCGCTCCCGCCGTTTCTCTCGATTAAATCGTTTCTCTCGATTAAATCGAATAAATCGAAAGAATCGAATGAACGCGCCCGACAAATAAAAAAAGCATGAAAACCCTCCTTCCCCTCCTCTTTTTCCTTCTCGCCCTCCCCTCGTGCCGCAGCGTGAGAGAGACGGCCACCACGCAAAAAACCGCCCTCGCCGCCCGCGCCGACACGCATTATACCGTGCGCACCGTGCGCGACACGCTCCGTTTCCACGACAGCATATATATAAAGGAGTGGCGCGGCGGCGACACCGTGTTTCTCACAAAAAACGTTTTGCGCCTGCGCTACCGTGACCGATGGCGCACCGACACGTTTTATAAAGCCGCCACCGACACCGTGCGCGTCACCGACTACGCATGGCGCGAAAAGGAGACGGCCTCCGTGGCGCAGCGCATCAGGACAGCCCTCGCCGCCGTCCTCATCACCGCCGCCGCCCTCGCCATCATCTACGCGCTCTTCCTCTTTCTCTTGCGCCGCAAGGAATAACGCGCCCCGCAGCCAGTCTTTTCAATCGTTTCTCTCGAAAGAATCGAATAAAACGAACGTTTTAACAATAAAACAAAACAAAAACAGAAAAAATGAAGAAAATCCGCATCGGCAACGACCTGACCCTGCGCGTCACGGTCACGCGCCTCGGCTCTGAGGAGAGCCTTGAGGACAAACAGCTGCGCCTGCTCGTGCGCTCCGCGCTTGAGACAAGGCAGCTCTCATTCACCCGCGAAGGCTCTGTGCTGACCGCGTTCTGGGCGGGGAGCGAGCAGGCCAAGACAGGCACATACACCGTGACCCTCATCGCGGACTACGGCGAGAGCAGCCGCAACACGGTTGACACGTGCGGCGCGTTCGCCCTTGTCGCCCGCTCCGGCAGCGAGGACGGTGACGCGCTCACGGGGGCGCAGACCATCGACCTCGACATTGACGTGAGCGTACCCGCAAACGGCCTCTCCGCCTACGAGCTTGCACTGCGCGGCGGCTACGAGGGGACGGAAGAGGAGTGGCTTGACAGCCTCAAGG